CTTCAATAGCATCCGAAACGTCAATATTGAAATTCTTTGAACCTGAAGTTGCCACTACATTTTATCCTTGTAGTTCATGTAACCGCCGCCCATCATCTTTTTAACCATCTTATCGTCCATATAACCGCCCATAGCCATTTCGGTTACATCAACAGATTTTCCAGGGTTTAAATCTTCTACAGCCGGATCGGGAACCATACGTTTTGGCGCACCAGAACGACTACCGCCGCTTAAACCACCGTTCATCATTTTTTGCATTTTCTTTTTTCCGTACATTATTTTTTCCTTTTCCGTTTTAAGGGTTTCACATTTCTTGGTTTACCTTTAGAAGGTTGACCAAGTTTTACCTTCTGGCGTATTCTACTACGTTTTTCTGAAGAAGTTAACTCTGATGCTGTTTTGGGAGTTTTTTTACTAATGCGTTTCGAGGGGCGGCAATATGGAGTACCCCGTTTTTCATCCTTGCTACGCCCACACGCTTTCCCCGTCCGGACATCTTTCCATTCTTCTTTGAACCAACGTTTAAGTGCCGCACCTTTTTTACTCTTTCTGACAGCCATTACCGTCTCCGCGTTGTCTTTTTACGAGTTTTTCGTACCGTAGTCTTAGTAGACTTACTTTTTCCTCCAGTCCCCCATTTTTTAGCTCCCACTTTTCGGCATTTAGCAATCGCGCCCGAAGCATACGCAGAGGGAAAGACCTTATATCGTGCTTTAACTTTTCTATAACATGCATCTTTAGCCACGCTTCTTCCCCTTTTTTCGTCTACTGCAAGTACACTTCTTTTTACCAGAACAAGACGCTTTTCGCCTCTTTTTTCCTGGAGGCGTCGTAATCTGTTTTGCCATAGAACTTCTTGCCATAACCATTAGCTAAAAAACTTTTGTGCAAAAGGAGCAACAATTATGAGAACAGCAATACCCCAGACTTTTAAGTCTAAACTACCTAACTGTTTCTGTATTTGTTCGTAACGCTTGTCACAAGATTCTTCGTGCTTTTCTAGCTGTTTTAAAACTTCTTCAGGGGTCATTTTAACACTTCCATCTTCTACGAGCCGCGCAAATACGTTTTTTAGGAGTTTTCTTACAACTAATATTGTGCATTTTCATTTGTCCAGCAGAACGAGAACAATAAGATGCGCGGCGTTTCGCAGCTTTTGAGCCTTTTTTAACCTTACCTGTGACAGCGGTTTTTAACTTTGATCCAGGATTTGCTTTTCTATAAGCCGCAACACCTTTTTTAGTCATTCCCGCCCCACTTTCGGTAGAGCGGAAATTACCTGATTTTACAGAAGTTTTTATTGTTTTAGCGCGTTGACGTGGCATTATAAACCCCTAGGAAAGGAATACAGTTACCCCGTCAAGAGCAGTCTCACTAACATAAATATCTGTTTCAAACTTAATTCCTTCATCGGGAATATTTACAGAAAACGTATCGCCAGTCTGCAAATCAATCGTAAGTTTGGTTGTGCCAGAAGCCCCACCGTCTTTAAGAACGATTTGTGGGGTTCCTGAACCTTCAGTGTTTACTGTGAGCTGTCTTAAACGAGCTGGACCGCCATATATTTCGCCAGAACTAGAGGTGCCAACGTCTCTATAAGCAGTAAAAAGTAAAGAGCCAGCCATTCCGCTCTCCTATTAAGCTAGATTATTGTTTTGCTGATACAAAATTGTAAAACGAACAAGACCTGCACTTGTAGCGGCAGAAGCAGTTACGGTCAAACGAATGTCTGCTGTTCCAGTGTCTTGCCATGCTAATGCAGCGCCAGCTTGAGTTGTTGGATATTTACGACCCGCATCTGTTCCACTTGCAAAAGTATTTAAAATTGTAGCGGCTCCACCTACAGTATCACCGACACTAAGATTGGTCGTTCCACTTGCAGCTGTAATGACGTCAATTATGCAGTCAATAATCTGAGAGTTTGCAGGAATAACAACATTCGTAACTTGTGCCGCAAGTGCGCCACCAGAAAGGTCAGCTGAAAAAGTTTGAGCCATAACAACTTGGCCGACATTAGCAATGTTACTGCCAAGTGTTGTTCCAGTTGTGTTTTTAATAGTTCCAGCCTTAATTGGACCAGAAAAAGTTGTAGTAGCCATGTCTATCTCCTTGTCGTGGCTAATGTCTGCATAAGTGCAGTCAAGGTTGATTAACTATACACGAAATAAAGAAAGGCGACTATCAAAAAGATAGCCGCCTTCTTAACCCAAAGACAAAACTAAGGGCGTAGTTATTTATGCACCTGGAGAACCAAATACTGCACGTGGGTCAGAAAAACCGAAGCTATAACGCTCACGAGCTTTAAAGCGCATGTTACCTGTATCGAAATCGCCTTCCATTTGAGTACGGATAGGTGAACGTTCGAAGTGCTTGAAGCCGTTTGGTGCGTCTGTCTTAATGAAAAACGCATCTGTATCGGTCAAGAAGTGGTTGATAACATAACCGTCTGGCAACATACCGGAGCTACGAAGAGCGTTGATATCGTTATCAGCGGTGCCAACACGGAGGTTAGAGGCCATTAGACGCTCAGCAACAAATTGAAGTGCTGGTGGAATAATTAGCTTCATACCGCGAAGGGCGATTTTAAGACCACGTTCATCAACGAAACCAGAAATGCTAATTAGAGCATCTTCTAAAGATGTTTCGTTAAGGTCAGCGGCAGTTGATGGCTCGTTAGCAAATGTACCACCGCCGGAAAGCGGGTGGTCAGTTGCACAAAGCTCTTTACCGTCACCGCCAGTAAAACTGGAGTTAAAGGCATTATTAAGAACGTTGGACGCCTTAACTTGCTTTGTATGAGCCATTGAACGAGCTAATGCTCTTGTATAACGAGATGCCAAACGGTCATACAAGTTATCTTCTACAGCTTCTTCCGTAATGGAAAAAGCAAGAGCAATAGTTTCGTGGGTGTAGCGGGAAGTAAATGACTCTTGTGCGTCATCGAAGTTAACCGCTCCACCTTCATTTTTTACAGGTGCGCTACCGAATCCGGTAAGCATCACCTCTTCTTCGAAAGCACGGTCAGAAGACTCTGTTTCGAAGATTTCAGCATGTTCGTTTTCGTAACGACCATACTCTAGGCCAAAGAGGGCATTGAGACCTGGCTCAAGTTCTTTGGCGAGTTGTGCGCGTGAAATAGGCATTTAAAACTCTCCTAATTACTTAGTGCCAGTGGTTTGAGTGTAAGCATGTTCGTTAATTAGAACATACACGTTACCGTTTGCAGTTGACGTATCACTGTTATCCGGATCTTTTGAAAGACCAATAATACGAAGCTGTGCTGTACCAGAAGCCGTTGTGCCAGAAATTTCGGCAGAAGACTTACCAGTAGTTGTATTACCAGTATTAATTGTGGCCATATCAGCGTTAGCACCTACATCGGCTTGCGTTACAGTACCAGCAGATTGAACTTCAAAAACGATTTTTGGATCGTCATAAATTTGAGCAACAATATCGGAAGCAGCAATACTTCCAGGATAATAGTTACTAAAAGTTGGTTTACCGCTCGTCGGGTCTGTATAACTACAGCCACCAAACACACCAACGATATCTGTAGCACCGGATGCTCCAACAAGAATGTCACCACCACCAGCGGCATCCATAATAACTGGAGAACCGTAGAAGATTGGACCCGTTGCACCGGACGCAATTACATATTCGTTGGTGGTGAAGTTAGCTACACCACCCAAGTGACGAACAGGTTTAAGGCCAAAAGGGGCGTCGTTATTTGCCATTTGTCTTACTCCTAATCACAAAGTTAAAATACAGTGGCCTACTTAGTGTTCGGACCACCAAAGGTTACACGAGATTGCCGTTCTTTAGAAATCGGCATGGAAGGGTGTTGTTCCTTCATAAGATCGTTGTCTACCGCTATCATTTGGTCGGAAGTTTGTTCCTCAAAATATTCAGCACGGCTTTCAGCGATCTCTTCTGGCACCTTTGTCAGCATTAATCCACCTACACCGATAACTCCTGCATGCCGACCATCATCAATAGTAGGCGCGTCGAAGTCGGGGTAATCTTCTGCGCGAACAGGTTCATACCCTTCACGGATTCGACCAGAAACGTTCTTACGGTCTTCTTGACCTCGAACTTCTGTTCTAATCCATCTGAATTTATAGCCTTCAGGTGGCGTCGGTGCTTCTAAGGAAGAAGCTGGTTTCCAAGGTTTTCTGCGCTCTTGCCTTGAGCGGGTTTCGGCGGCACGTGGAGTCCTCTTGTTAATATCAGACATGATTTAAGCCTCCTTCACGTGTTTCGCGTATTCCTCGAGTGGAACACCTAGCTTTTTAGCGATAGCCACTTGACTTTGGGTCAAACGAACTGTCTTGCGCCCTGATTTAGTATTACGGGTTGCTGGAGTAACGGTTTGGGCGGGTCTCCGTTTTCCAGAAGTCGTTCCCTCAAAACGTTGAGGAAACTCATTACGCATACGACTATCAATCTCTGCATAATAATCATCAGAAGACGGGTCAAACCCTTCTTCTTCGATCAGTTTACGGTGAATTGAGAAAGCTGTAAAGGTCATAGCTTCATCTTTTCCAAACCAATCGTTTTGTTCTGCCCACCGTTCTGCACGGGGATCAGGGTTAACTGGTTGTTGTTGTTGAGTATTCTGCGGCTGAGGAATAGAAACTTCTGTTTCTACTTTTTCTTCAAGTTTTTTCTTATATTGAACTTCCTCACGAGAAATTCTATCATTTTCTACACTAAGTCTAGCGACAAGCTCTTGCGCATTAGCTAATGCATCAGAGTCGCCTTCTTCGTAAGCAAGTTTTACAGCGCGTTTAGCTTCTGCTAATTGGCTTTTAACTCGACCAGAAGATTCCGTAATTAGCGCAGAACCTGCTTCAGTGTTGCTTTTACTTAATTGTTCGTTTTCTTCTTTGAGTTTTTTAGCAAAATCTAAAGCGGCTTGTTCACGTCTCTCAGCTTCACGCATTTTATACGTTAAACGATCAATTCGCTTTTTTACACCGTCAGAATATTGTTCGTGTTCGTTATCAGAAGAATCTTCAGAAACAGTTTTTACTTCTTGTTGTTCCTGTTCCTGTTCCTGTTCTTCTTCTACCTCAATATCGATTTCTTGATCTTCGACTTGATCCTTTTCTTCTGCCATTTACAACTCCTAAATTGCTACAATATCACGTGGGTCTTGAATAACTGCTAAAACTTCGTCATCATTTAAAAGACGAGGCTCTGCACCATCAATTTTAAAACGAGAACCAGCATAACGACCAAACATTACCCAATCGCCTTCTTTACACCACGCACCGTCGGGAAATTTCCCTTCGTCTTTATAAGCGTCTGGTCCAAGACTAACGACATAACCAACAGTGGTTGCTAACTGATTACGCTCTCGCGTTTCATCAGAAATTAAAACACCACCCTTTGTTGTATCGGGTAAAACATATGGAAGTATAAGGATACGCCAACCTGTAGGTTTCGGTAAACGATCTAACGCAGGGCGAGATTCGTCTACTTCATTAGGTAAGGCAAAAGTAGAAGGATTTAATAAATCTTTTTTCTTTTGCGATTCCGCTTCTTTAGCGGTTCGGCGCTCCTCAATTATGTGGTCAGGAACGAATAACCTTTTACTCATCGTCAGCAGTCTCCATGCGGTTACGGGTTTCAGTTAAAGTTTGTTCTATATCGCCAAGAGCAGAAACTTGACCCATATAAAATTGGTATTGCGACATATCTGCAACACCATTAGACATTAACGTTTCGCTAATTTCTGCTTGTCTTTTTTCGATTTTACCTAATAAATAGGTGATTAAATCCATTATCGTACTCCGATAAACTTTGTTCCTCTAATAGCCGCGCCAGCACCTCTACATGAACTAGAAGCTATTACTTCATCGCCTCCATAATCACCGCCGCCATACGCGCCATCTTTAGCTTTTCTTACTTTATTATTTTTCTTTGTAGCACCTACGATCTTATCTGCAAAGGTAATTTCGTCTGTCGGTTCCGCTAAAGCAGCAAATTTCTTTTGTTTATCGGTCATTCTCGATCCTCCTGTAGAACGGCGATCTACTTCCATTTCTGACATATCTATTTCTCGAACGTCTCGGTTGCCTACTTTTTCTTTAAATTCGTCAAAAGACATAAAATCGTCAAACTGACTTTCGAAAAACGCTTCGCGAAGTTTTTGATCATTAGCCATTTATTTTCTCCTAGTAGCAAGGGTTACGTTAGCCCGAAGCGCGGCAATATCTTCATCGGACAAAATTTCTTCACGTTTAAGTTGCGCATCTTGTTGCAACTTAGCGGCATCAAGCTGTGCTTGTTGTTGGTCTGCCATAGCTTTACGCTGGACTTCAGCTTGTTGTATCTGAAGTTCCTGTTCTTTCAACTTAACAATCGGATCAAACTGACCAGTACCAGCGGCTTGTTGTGCCATTTGGCTAATTTGTTGAGTAGCCTGAGCAGTAGCCTGAGCCAACATTGCTTCTTGTTCAGGTGACATAATTTGACCTTCTTGCGGAAGCGGTGCGCCAAGTAGTTGTTCAACTTGTTGCTTATACTTCATACCTAAGTGTTCTTGCATATGCGACATAATTACTTGTACGGCGATATTATTCTTTTGTATATTCGGGTCTTGAATAAACGCCGCGTGAGTAGCAATATGCGCATCGTGATTTTGAGTTTGGAACGCTTTAAGCGGTTTTCCAATAAGCGAATCAATATTTTCTGATACAGGATCTTTTGGTGATTGCTCGTCTTTAGGCGGTAGTATTTTATCAATATTTTGAATATTTAATGCAGAATACATTCTACGGTAGGCTTCGTGTAAATCGTGTATTTGTGGCGCAGACTGCGCTAATTGTAATTGCGTCTGAGCTAAAGTAACACGCTGACTCATACTAAACATAGCAGGGTCGCTTACAGGCACAATATCAATACGTTCGTCAAAATCGTCGCGTTTTACATCTGTATTATAACCTTCTACTTCGTATGGGTAGTCGGCAGGTAGGTAATCACGAATAACGTCGGCAAGAATACGGAGTTCTTGGCGTTGTGCAAAATGAAGACGTTTATGAATTGCGCTAAGAACTTTAGTACCTTGTTCTAATAGAGCAACTGTTGTTCCTACAGGATTAGCTTGACTACCTTCCCCTATATTTAAATCCGTGACGGACGCGAAACGTCTGCCGCTTTCGATGAGCACACCAAGCATTTGGAGGAGCGTTGCTGATGGCTCTTTGTAAGGCAGGGGCATTATAGCCTCACGAATCGAGCTTCCAGGTGCATCAACGTCACGGAACTCTCCTGGCTGGAGCGGTTGGTCTTCATCCCGAACGCGAAGACCTCTTGCTTTAAACCCAGCAGGTAAATTTGCTAATGTTCCTGCATCAATTAATTGACGCAAAATAGACGTTGCTGATTTAGTTAAACCACCAATCATGTGTACTAAACCAAACCCATAAAACCCTAATCCAGGAAGAAATTTATAATGGGTAAAATATTTTATCTTTGTTTTATCAATATCGTCTTCTCTATAGTTTCTACGAATAGATAAAATCTCGTTAGATTCTTCATGTATAGTTACAACATAAGGAAGGGCGATTCCAGTAGGTTCGTCTTCTTGTTCGTCTTCGTATCCAGGAAGATCTAAATCAACGTGCATTTCTAAAATAGAAAATACATCACCCGCTTGGGCAGTTCTACGGAAACCTGTTAGTTCTTGTATTTTATCAGCCGCTTCAGTTTCTGAAGGGTTTTCGTCTTCTAATAAATCAATATCCCGATAAAACCCCGATACTTGAAGTTTACGCACATCGTTACCGTTCATATTAATAACATGGGTAAATCGGGGCGTTGTATCTAAACTTGTTTCAGTATATGCAACAACTAAGTTATCGGGCATAACGAAACTGCTAACAGGACGGTTTTTAGTCTGGTCAAAATATGTCTTTTTAAAAGTAGAACCAGCTAATGGAAGATAAAATAACATTTGATCTAATTCAGGATCAAATTCTTCCATAACATCTAAAACCATATAGTTCATATAATTACGGATGCGTTCAGCTTGGTCTAAAACTTCTTTAGATTCTGAACCAATAATACGAGTTTGTACTGGACCACCAGGAGGCAATAGTTCTTTATATGCTCCTGCTTGAAACTGCGTAGCACTTTCTGCAATTAGGGGGTGCGTAACACCAGAAGCCCCACGAAAAGGTTCGTCGCGTTCTTCTGTTTTTATACCTAATAAATCTAAACCCTCTGTATACTGGTCAAGCCATTCTTGGCGAGACTCTAGGTCGTCTTTATATGAAGAAAGTAATTCAGAAGAAAGGGCTTCAAGTTCACCTTGATCCATATCTTCGGCTAAGTTTTTAAAGTGGTCGCCTTCAGTTTCTTCTTCGGCTTCTACATAACCGACGATTGCGCTACCGTCTTCTAACATAACAGTATCGTCGGAAGCGAATAACGAAGGTTGTTCTTCGGCTTCTACTTCGATCTCTAGCTCCTCGTTTTCAGGAGCTTCCATCATTTGAGCAATAGATCTTTCAATAGCCATTAGTAACTACCTCAATAATAAACAAAACTTTTTAACTTATATTCTAACTCGTCGTCTTCATAATCAGAAGGCTGACGAATAAAACCACCTTGTCTAAAACGTAAGAGTGCTTGAGTAGTAGAATCAACTAAGTCATCGTGGTCTCCGTTAGGAAATTCACATAGTTCTTCTACTAATTCTTCAGCAAACCTCGTTTCTGGCACCCAAACTAGCCCTGACTCGAACATCGGCGCGGCGGCGTTAGTCCTCGCAATCTTATCATTCCCTCTATTAGGGGAATAATTTTGTACGGGTATACCCATAGCCCGTAATTCTTGCGTCAAGGGCAAACCAGATGCCTTTGATTCGATAATAACCGAATCAGGCTCCCAATGTATATAATTTTCGTAAGCAACCTTCTTTAATTCAGGAAAATCGTAACGATCTTTAATAGAATCAAGCAAAATTATGTTATATTGCCCGTCTTCTTCGTTCCTAAATACGCCCCAAGTCGTAATTGCACTAAAATCAGCCGTTTGTGACTTTAAAAACGCTGTATCGTAGCTTTGAATTATATATTCAGGGGTAGGAGGGTGTTCTTTTTCCCAAACTTTGATCCATTCACGTTGAATTATTGAACCTTCGCCGCCTGTAGGCTCTTGCATCCATTGCGCCGCCCACTTTTGGTGGGGTAAAGAAGCCCTAATTGTCTCTAATTCTTCAATTTTCCAAAATTCTGGCCAACAAGGGTTGCCAGAAGGCATAATAGCCGGAAATTCTATTATTTCCCACTGGTCAGACTTCGGGTCCATAGCTTGTGCTTTTAATAATTGACCCGTCAAATCCTTTTTCGACCACCTAGTCATAACTAAAATGATCGTTCCTCCTGGTTGGAGACGCTGTCTTGGACCAGAAGTATACCATTCATACGCCATTTCTAAGGCGGTTTCACTCATCGCGTCTTGTTCCGAATGCGGATCGTCAATAATAAGTACATCAGCACCACGACCAGTAATAGCACCCCCGACACCAGCCGCGAAATACTCCCCTCCTTTGGAAGTTTCCCATCGTCCGGCAGCTTTTGAATCCGCTCGCAATGAAACATCTTCAAACACCTTTTTATAATCTTCTGTATCTACAAGGTCACGAATTTTTCTACCAAATCGCACGGCTAGTTCGCCTGTATGCGTTGCTTGAATAATCTTTAAATCAGGTTTTAACCCCAATAACCAAGATGGAAGCATATAAGACGACATTTCTGACTTCGAATGTCGTGGACCCATATTAATAATAACCCGTTTTAACTCGCCTTTTGCAATACGGTTAAACGTTTGTGACATTTTACGGTGGTGATAACCTTCAATAAACGAAGGCCACATCGTTTTTACATAAGTTAAAAAATCTTCTCGTGCTAATTTCCTTGTTTCTCTTTGCTTCATTTCTTCAGCAAGTAGATAGGCAAGTTCAGCTTTTTCACGGGGTAGTTGGCTAAAGTCGATTTGTTGTAATTCGTCTAGCATATCATGGGACCATTGTCATAGCTTCTTCAGCCTTGGCCTCTCGCTCCATCTGTTGTTGAGCTTGTTGCTGTTTGAATCCTGTGTATAGTTTATAAAACGCTTCAGGGTTAGAAGAATTTAATGCGTATAGCTCACCAGAATCGACACCTAAACCTTTTGCAACTTCTTCTTCAGGGTCAAGTCCCGTAGGGGTCGCATCAGCAATTACGCCTAATGGTATACTCGCAATACCGCCGTATTTAGCAACTGACGGTGCTAACCGCCCAATACCAACCATTGCCGCAACAGGTTTATTACGTTTAAAAGTTTCGCGTAAATCGATCGGTCCTTTAGTATCAAACACACCTTCAGCCATAGTCGTTTTTAACATAAAATTAAAATCAGCTTCGGGTAACGTACCTTCTAATAATTGCGCTAATCGTTTTTCATGAAACCTATCAACGCCGTTTAAATATCTAAAATAAATATCGTAGGCTTGTTTTTCAGGAACACCGTTTTTTAAATTACGGTCTAATACTGTTTTACCGTGGATCGTCATAGCTTTATGAGACCCTTCAATAATTTCTTGTGGCATTCTTTCTATCGAACGTGTAATTGTACCGCCACGACTTAACGGGGCTTCACGTTCTGGCGAAGGATACCCAGCCGCTTTTTCTTTAGTAAAACCGTACCACCGACCAGCCGCTTCATTTGGACCCATCGGATCAGCAAATTTAGGAAAGAAGTTTTCCCCTCGGTACGACATTTTAGGTTTATTAGGGTCAACCATCCCTTCTT